CGACTGAGAAGGATAACGAAATAAAGGAATTGAAAAAGAAGAACAGGCGGTTAATAATTACTAACACAGCACTCACTTTAGGTATCACAGCGGTAGCAGTTTCTACTATATATTTTACAATCTTTTAGACATGACTTTTGAACCGAGGGATTTAATCACAATAATTGGTGGGGCGGTGTCACTCACTGGCTTGTACTACGCATTGAAGCGCGATGTGGTGAAAGTATCAAGCGCATTAGGCAAAGTCGAATCATATCACAAAAGAGAAGTTACTATGCTATCCGATTCAATAAAGGAAACAAAAGACGAGTTCAACACCAAGCTCAACACCATGAAAGAGGAACAAAACAAAGCCATCGATAAGCTTGAAAAAAAGATTGATGTAATTGCTTCACAAAACTTGAGCATCAGCACCAATCTTGCGGAGTTAGCCGGGTTCATCCGTGGCACTAAATAACACTACATGCAAGGTCAACATGCGGAGATTTACAAAGAGATACATGCAGGCACAGGAACAATAGCAGACCGCATCCGTTCGGCTATGGTAAAGCATGGCATTACAATGCAATACGGCTCATTTGAGCGATTGTATTATAGTTGGCGTAAAAGACATAGCCTCAAGCCAACTGAGCCTGTTAAAATGCAGCCTAAAGGCAATCTATCAAAGCTATCTGCCGACCTTAATCAGTTCAACAGTCTTATTGCAGAGTTAGCACCTGAAACGAGCAACCCTCTCGACCTTCCACCATCGCAGGAGAGCGACTACAAACCTTTCAAACTACCGACAAATCACAACGACATCTTGCTCTTGTCGGATATTCACGTTCCATATCACAACATCCAAGCACTAACACTTGCGCTCAAGTATGGACTGGAGCATGAGGTGAATACCATTCTGCTAAATGGTGATATCATCGACTTCTATGCTATTAGCAGATTTGAGAAAGACCCACGCAAAAGAAACTTTGGGCATGAGGTATTGATGACAAGACAATTCTTGGCAACTCTGCGCAAGTTATTCCCTAATGCCGCGATCTATTACAAGTGTGGGAATCACGATGTGCGCTATGACCACTACATCATGCGCAATGCTCCTGACCTTTTAGGCATGGATGAGTTTAACTTTGAATCATTGATGAAGCTTCACGAGTTAAACATCACATTCATTCCCGACAAGCAGATAATCCATGCAGGCAACTTAACCATTCTGCACGGGCATGAACTGGGCGCATCCGTATTCAGTCCCGTAAACATCGCGCGAGGTTTGTTCTTGCGTGCCAAATCCGATGCATTGTGCGGTCACCATCACCAAGCGAGTGAACACAGCGAACCGAACATCAAAGGAAAGCTTACAACGTGCTGGAGTGTGGCGTGCCTGTGCGAGTTACATCCTGACTACATGCCCATCAACAAGCATCATCACGGGTTTGCGCATGTGCGTGTGATGGATACGGGCGAGTTTGAAGTGAGCAATTACCGAATAGTCAATGGAAAGATTCGTTAAAGAAAAAGCCCCCAACGTTTTGAGGGCTTGTTCAATCAATAACGAAAAACAACGAATGTGTTTAATCACATAACCGTTGCAAATATAGAACTATTCGTCAAGCAAGTCGTAGACTATTTTCCCAAACTGCTCATATAGGACTTCTAATGCATCTTGCGTTGGCTCATCGTGATTGCCATACTTCACTTCATTACGCATCAAATTCATAATGTCTTTGAGCGCATCCTTATAGCGTGCAGCGTTCAGCGTGTAGCTGTATTCTACTTCGTCTTCGGGTAGATTAAAGGTTAGTGTTGCTTTCATCTCGTTTGGCTTTTCTTTTTTTAATTGTTGTTGGTTGGATGGTGTATGCACCATAAATGTTTTGGTCTACTTTGATTCCGATGTCTTTGAACAATCGCAAGTACCTGTATGCGGTACGTTCGGTTACTTGTAGTTCTTTTGCAATCACATGCACTGGCATATCACGTTGCTGCATCTGAACCATGAGGGTTAGCACACGCCTAATCTTGTCCATGTACAATCTGTGTTCGGTTAGCTTTTCCTGATTCACCATCTAAATACCCATCATTGTATTCATGATAGAGGTTAACCAGTTCAATGGTTTGTATTTTATTCAGTAGTGCTTCCATCTCTGCCCATGTCATTTTGATGGCTTGACCTTTGAACTTGCGCTTCAGCGTTAAATGTAATACGCGAATGGCTGTTTCTTTTTTCTCTTGTGTCATTGTGCTTGTCGGATAAAAAGTTCTTGTTTGATTCTTATCAATGTCTTGTGAATAGCGTCCTTCTCTGCTGTGGTTTTACCCACCATGCCGAGGTACTTGTGGCGAAGCAGCCGCAGCTCGTCATTGGTTAGACTCATCATTTCTTTTCGCTTCATACTTAGTCAATTTTAGTAGTTCGTTCTTAACGTGCATATAGTATGCCTTCACGCTGTAGTATTCACCCGTGCCTTCAAAGTCATTGACGATATCATCAGGTGCGTTGCTTATTGCCTCATCAACACAATACAGCGCAGCGTTAACTGCTTTGATATGCACCAGTGCAAGTTCCCCTAACTGCTCACCGCCTTCGACTATATCAAAATAGTTCGAGTACAGTTGCCATGCCTTGTCTTTTGCTTTCATTGTTTAGCTTATTGATTAATTCGATTACTTGTTCCTTATTGTAGTAGTGCTGCATTGAATTGCGCACATGGTCTTTGAGTTGGTCGGTGGTCATGCATCCAAAGTATTAAGGTATTCACGCCACATCGGTACACGCTCCTGAAGCTTTGCGATTGCTGCCTCATCAAACTCCACTACCTTTTCGTGGATGCGCTCCTGCACTGGTATGTCGTACACCCATTCGGTGCGGTGCGATTCTAAGTCTGCATCCGGGTAATCGCGCATGAACTGCTCCATGTCGTATATCATATTGCGCTCAATGCTTTGCGCCTTCTTAATGAACGTAGGGTCACCTTGTGGATCAATAAGATTAAGCCTGCGTGCCAATCGATACTTCTCATCGTTAATCATTTCAATCGGTGCGTTCACAAGCACGAAGCAAAAGGTTGCAGTAGGTGCGCCTGTTAGCCACATGTATGCCTGCCCTTGCCAGTAGTAGTCTTTGTTAAGGTCATCTTGCTTTGCATCCATGAATGTGTGAATGCTCCATGAAGATTTGATGTCGGGTACGTTCAAGCACTTGTCATTGTCATCAATGATGAGCAGGTCGGGCGTGCCTTTGATAAATTGGTTTTGAAACATCTGCTCGTTCTTAAACACGATTTGTTTGCGCTCCCTGCGCCACATGTCGATAGCATCATTCTCAACAGCCAAACCTTTCTCAATGTACTTGTTGCTGATTTCTTTGTAGCGTTTGTAACGCTGCTGCACATAGACTTCCAGTAGTGCGCTCTTTGTGGTTTCGCTAAGACCTGTTTTGGTTCTTGCATCGGTCATCAACTTACCAAGTTGTGACGCTCGAAATAATACGTTTTCCATTTGTTGTTGTTATTGATGGTCAAATATACAATTATTCAATTCCGTATGAAGCAAACTTAGTTCTAAGTTCTTCACTTACGGCTGCAAGAATTTCGGAACTGCAAGCCTTCATAATTTTATTGAGCGTATTTGCATCAGGTGCAACCTCAATAAGGTCACGCACATACGCCACATCTTGCTCATGCCCACGACCAAGCGCACCCTTCAACTTGAATGGCTTGTATGTGTCTTTGTTCTTTCGATTCAAGTCACGACCGAACACTTTGCCTAATGACAATGCTGCGTTTTTAAGGCACTCTGTTTTGAGTTTACCAAACGCCAAGTCCATAGCGTTAGCTTTTTTATTATCGGGGTTTAATGCCCATCTATTGCGATCGCTACCGAATACGTTGTCGGGTACTTTGTCAACCATGATGATAACGGATGCAGCACCAGTGCGCTTTAGTTCATAGCCGCTGATGGGGTGAATGACCACCAACTCAAGTGATGCCTGCACTTCATTGGCAAGTACCGCCCACTTAAAGTTCTCAGTGCGCCAATGACCAAAGAAGAGTTCGTCTAAGGTGGTTTCTACGTGGCTAATGACTAAGGTCTGCGCCTTCTTGTCGGGGGTTGATTCAACTCCGAGCGGGTCTGGTTCTGCGTTAAGCATCTGCTGAAACTTCTGCAATGCTTCAAGATTGTCTTTGTGAAAATTCATGTTATTGATTATTGATTGGTTTGCTTAGTGATTCATTAGGCAGTCGTTCAGTTCTTGGCAGTAGCTTAGAACTGCGAAGATGATAATTGCGCCAATGATGTAACGGAGAATGGTAGATGCTGTTTTCATGTGATAAGATTTATTGTTATTGATAGGGCGAAGATAGTGCAACTACTTACACTCACCCTGTTAAAAATTGTTAAAATTGAGGGGTCACGCCCAACTATAGCTGCCGTAGTTTGGGAATAGTTCAAAGTACATGCGCATCATAATGGCATCAGCGTAGTCGGGTGACTTGCCATGCATCCGTGCTATCTCGTCTTTGCCTATTACTGCAAGTTTGCCATCTGCTTCTGGTTGCCTTCTGCGTATCATGTCCAGTTCCTGCACGATGACATCACGAAACTGATTCACTTTGAAGATTACTTTGTTCTGCTCAATCAATTCTGCTAACTTGAAATAGCACTCTGCCTTTTGGTTGGTGAACTTATCTGCTTGCTTTGCACGACCACCATTAAGAAAGCCACGGCACTTCAAGCTATCGACTACACCACCGCCTACACCATCTTCATCGCAGATCACATTGCTTAATTTGATAGCATGCCTGTCGCACAATTGGCGAATGGTAGCGACAACAGTTGTTATTGGTTGCTTGCGCAACTCGTGTATCTCCATCAATTGCAAACCATGCCACACGCAAATGACGCTACGGTCTTTTCCAAGTCGCGCGATGTCGGCACTGATGAACTTTTCACCTTTGGCTTCTTCTTCCCGGAAGCAGCGCACCAAATCATCGTATTGGTACAGGTTGTCTACGGACTCATCATACTCCCAATCTCCATCCAGTAGACGTCTTCTGTCCACTTCAGGCAACATGCGCAGCGTTTCAATGTACGATTCGGGTAGATGCGGATTGTCATTTGGCAATGATTGTATGAACGCAAGATGTTGCGGTAGGTTTTGCGTCTTATACGGGGCATAGAACTCGTTGTACAACCATCCTTTTGAAGGGTTGCATGTAAGCAACATCTTTGGTTTAAGGTCATATTGATTAAGCTTAAATCGTATGCGTGACTGCAGAATGTCTATTGCTCGTTTGCTAACTTGTGCTGCCTCGTCTACGTAGGCATCTGTTAATTCTAACCCGCCTAAACTATGGAACTCCGCATCTGAAGGATAAGCAAATAAGTCTTTGAGAATAATCTCGCTGCCATTGCTGAAGGTAATAACGTGCGTTTGATTGTTAATGGTGTAGTGTTCATTTGGCGCAAGTCCAAACATCTGCGATACCTCAAAGAATGTCTTTAGCGTGGTCTTCTTTAACGTATCCAACTTACTGCGACCTATCAGACCTCGCGTGCCGGGATACTTAAACCTGCGGCTTATTTGCCATGCACATCCGATAAATGATTTTGAGCCGCCTGCTGCACCTCCGAAGAGCACCACACGTGCCGGGTGTGAATTACCCAACACACGCAGTGCTTCATTTTGTTTCGGTAGGTACTCAATCATTAGAATGGCAAACCTGTGCCTGAAAAATCATCTAACTCTGGTCTACTCGCACTGCTTTCATATGGCTCAGACATCTTGCCACTAAAGAACTTACCCTTCTTACCTTCCTTAACCCACGC